CTTCACATTAACCGCAAAGATTCATACCAGCAGTGGTTTGAATATTTCACCCAGAAGTTTTCGGGCATCGTAGAATGGATGCCAAGACATGGGTCAATCTCAGAGATGTTTAAGGTGACATATGGCAGCAGGTGACTCCGCTCTTACCGTATGCTCTGATGCCCTGCTTTTGCTGGGTGCCAAGCCCATTAGCTCTTTTAACGAGGGCACGGATGCGGCCAACGTGTGTGACCGTATCTATCCGACGCTGCGTGATTCGACCATGCAGGCGTATCCCTGGTCTTTCACCTTCAAGAAGGTGCAACTGGCCAAGACGATCAACACCCCGGTCAACCAGTACCGATACGAATACCAGCTCCCCTCTGATCGTCTGGGCACGATCCGCAGGGCTTACACCTCGACCGCTGTCGGGGCTGGCACGTTCACTGACTGGATCATTCAGGGCGACAAGCTGCTGACTAACGAGGAGGTGGTGGTCATTGACTACCAGTACCGTCCCAACGAGAGCGAGCTGCCGACCTACTTCATTCAACTGCTGAAGTACATGATGGCGTGGCACTTGGCCGACCCCATTACCGATCAGGTAACCAAGACCCAATACTGGCAGGGCCTTGCAGTGGGCGCTCCCAGCGAGAACAACCGTGGAGGGTACTTTCGCACTGCGATGGTGATCGACGGCCAGGGCAACACGAACCCGGCGTTTGAGGACTTCTCGCTTGTTGCTGTGAGGTTCTGATGACCCGCATTGTCTCGATACAGACCAACTTCAGCGCCGGGGAGCTAGACCCCCTGCTGCGCTCCCGCATTGACCTGGAGCAATACGGCAACGGGGCAGAGCGCCTGGAGAATGTGCTGGTGCAGCCCCAGGGTGGTGTTACCCGCAGGCCCGGTCTGAAGTACCTGTTTGAGCTGCCCTCGGCTGCCAACCCAGCGGACGGCACCAGGTCTGTCAACTTTGAGTTCAGCGTCACCGACAGCTATATGCTGGTGTTCACGCACCAGCGTATGTACGTCTTCAAGGATAAGCAGCTCATCACGGCCATCAACGGCGGGGCTAATGACTACCTGTCGGTCAGCGCCATCACCAGCAGCATCCTGTCTACGATGGTTTGGACGCAGTCTGCTGACACGCTGATCATCACCCACAAGGACATCAACCCGATCAAGATCGTGCGCGGGGCTACCGACGCATCTTGGACGGCCACGAACATCACGTTCACTAGCATCCCGCAGTACCAGTTCACCGCTTCGTCGAGCAACCCTGCTACTACGCTGACCCCTTCTGCCGTGTCTGGCAGCATTACCCTGACGGCTGGCTCTAGTGTCTTTTCGGCTGGAAGCGTCAACCAGTACATCAACGCCAGCCCCCAGGGCCGGGCCCGCATCGTGTCCTACACCAGCGGCACCGTGGTCAACGCGGTGGTCGAGATCCCATTCTTTGCCACTACGGCCATTGCCAGCGGTAGCTGGGAGCTAGAGGCTGGCTATGAAGATGTGTGGTCTAGCGGCAAGGGCTGGCCTCGCACCTGCTCCTTCCATGAGGGGCGGCTGTTCTTTGGCGGCAGCAAGTCCCGCCCGTCCACCATGTGGGGCAGTAAAGTCGGCTTATTCTTTGACTTCAATCCTGACCAGAACTATGACGATGATGCCGTTGAGGCAACGCTAGACACCAACAGCCTGAACATCATCACCGACCTGATCAGCTCCAAAGACCTGCAGATCTTCACTACTGGTGGCGAGTTCTATGTGCCCCAGCAGGACTCCCAGCCGATCACGCCCAATAACCTATTTGCCAAAGCGGTCAGCCGCAATGGCTCTCGGGAGGGCATCCGGGTCAAGGCGCTGCAGTCTGGCACGCTGTACATCCAGCGCCAGGGCAAGGCTCTAAACGAGTTCCTGTTCAGCGACACGACAGCCTCCTACGTCAGCACCAGCATCTCGCTGTTGTCGAGCCACCTGCTCAATAGCCCCGCTGAGATGGCGCTACGCAAGGCCACCAGCACGGATGAGGCTGATGCCCTGTACATCCTGAACGGCGACGGCACGCTGACTGCCTACTCTTTGCTGCGCCAGCAGGGCGTGGTAGCCCCCAGCCGGGTCACCACCGATGGCGAGTTCAAGGACGTTGGCGTGGACATTGAGGACATCTACGTTGTCGTCAAGCGCACGTTCAACTCAGTCAACCGCTACTTTGTCGAGGTCTTTGACTCGGCCTTCCGCACAGACTGCGGGTTCAGTGGCGGTGCTGCGTCTGGCGCTACAAGCCTGCCGCACATTGGCAAGTCGGTCAATGTGATCGCAGACGGCAGCGTGCTGGCCAATGAGACGGTTAGCGGGGGCGGGGCTATCACGTTTGACCGCCCGAGCACCACGAGCTTCGAGGTGGGCCTGCCGTTTGCGATCAACGTCAAGACGCTGCCGATTGAGCCTCGCATGAGCGTTGGCACCCGCATCGGCTTTAGGAAGCGGATTGTCGAGATCAACGCCATTCTGTACAAAACGCAGGACATCAAGATCAACAGCATCCCGGTGCCAATCCGAACGCTGGATACGGTCAACATTCTGGACAACGCTGTGCCTGAGTTCACTGGAACCAAGGTGCTTAACGGGATCTTGGGCTACACGCAAGATGCTCAGATTACGGTCACGCAGGACGCTCCGCTGAAGCTGACGCTGCTGGGCCTTGAGTACAAGCTGTCGGTCTACGGGGGAACATAATGGAAGCAATCGCAGCAGCAGCCACAGCCATAGCGCCTTACGCCCCGGTCATTCAAGCCGTCGGCACGGCGGTCAGCGTCATCTCTAGCGTCAATGCTGCAGATGCACAAAAGCAACAGGCCAACCTGCAGGCTCAGAAGCTGGCCATCCAGGCCGAGCAGTCAAAGCTGCAGGGCCGCCAGAACGCCCTGAACTACAGCAACCAAGCCAACCAGATCTTTGAGCGCCAGCTCAAGATTGCGTCTGCCGCACGGGCTCGGGCCGCAGCCGCTGGCATTGACCCGTTTACCGGCTCGCCCATGACCTCGCAGCAAGCTGACGCGGTGCGTGCTGGCCGTGAGTTCCAGATGATGCGCGAGAACGCTGATCTGGCCGTCTATGGGGGCTTGGCGGCCTCGCAAGACCTGCGGGCAGCCTCTGCTATTGCTGGCGGCTTCTCGACCGCTCCGGCCCTTCTGGCGGCTGCTAGCACGGGTCTGATGGGCGTGGCCAAGTTTGGCGAGAGCGCAAAGCCTAAGCAGGCATAAGAGGAAAAAACCATGGCCACATCTTTGCCTCGGTTTGAAACGATGGGCGCTCAGTTCGCTGATCTGCCCCGCGTGTCTACTGCAAGCCAAGAAATTGGGATGCAGCAGCAGCAGGTGCGTATGCAGCAGTTCGACCAGATCGGTCGGGCCGTTGACCGCATGACGGCTTACTTCCAGGACGTTGCTATTACGCAGGCCGAGAAGGAGGCCCGCAAGTACGCGATTGAGAACCCGCTGACCAAGGAGCACATTGACTTTGCCACCCAGACTGGGATTGGCCTGAAGGTCAAGGGTGCTGGCGGCGCATTCCAGCGGGTCTATGAGGAGACCCAGGCGCAGCTTCTGTCTTCTGAGCTGCAGCTTGAGGGCCAGCGGCAGATCGCCAACTTTGCTGCTCAGATCAAGGCCGGGGCCAATGTTGACCCTGAAAATGTGCGTCTGCAGCTCAAGGACTTGGTGGACGGATATTCCTCTACCTTGCTGGCTCTTGACCCCAAGGAATCCATCCGTCTGCGCTCGGCGCTGACCGTGGCTGGCAATCAGGTTTACAAAGAGGCCAATGACCGTCAGCTACTGCTTCAGCGGGAGTTTGCCGATGCGAAATATGCGGATGAAGTTAAGAATGCTGCGCCGCTCATTGAGACGTATCTCAAGCAGGCTGGCAGCATTGACCCGACCACCCAGCAGCCAATCAACGTGGATGCGCTAATCGAGGTTCATCGTAAGCCGTTTTTAGGCTCAGTCTTTGTGACGGGTTCCAGCAAGCACCTAGAGGCCTTCAACAAGATGGTGGCCGAGGCAAAGGTCGGCGCTCTGACCTCGGTGGCCACCTCGCCTGAGTTCGCAACCAGTGCTGGGACGGCGCTATCCAAAGTGGCTAAGGGCGACTTTGGGAACATGAGCAATGTCTACAAGGGCTTGGCAGAAGCTGACAAGGCCCTGGTGCGCGAGCGCACGCTCAAATCCTTCAGTGATGCCGAGGCGGCCCGCAAGATCGACAAGGCCAACCTGGACAACCTGAACAGGGAAAAGGGCAACACCCTAAGCATTGAGCTGCTCAACCCTAAGACAACGGTCGCCCGCCGTCGGGAGATCGTGCAGACGCTGGTCTCTATTGACCAGATGACCTTTGAGCAGGCCGATGCTGCGCTCAAGCCCAAGGGCGCTACCGACAACCCGCAGCTTGAGGTCTCGCTGTACCAGCAGATCCGCAATGGCCAGATCACGAACCTGGGCCAGCTATCTACTTTTGCTAATGCCTTGAGTAATCGGCAGTATGAGCAACTTGGCCGTGCCATTGTTGACATCCAGTACCGCACTGCCGTTGACTTCATCAATCTGTCTGCTGGCATTACCGACAACATGATCAACCCCGGCCAGGACAAGATCAACCAGAAGAACGGCTTTATGCAGAACTTCCAGCGGTTGATGTCCACCCAGGTCAAGAACGACCAGGGCGTGATGGTCTACCCGGAGCCTTCTGTCGCAGCGCGTCAGGCCGTCAAGGAGTACGGTGAGGACAAGAGCGTGCGCGAGAAAGAAGACGCACGCAAGGGCGCTCGGGATGCCATCACCCGTCTGATGGAGGTCAAGAAGATCCCCATGCCTGGGGTGCCGATTGAGCAGATAGACCCGAGCAAGGTGCGCGGCCTGTCGTCTTCTGAGGTCGAGGCGCTCAAGCGCCAGATCAACATCTACAAGAACAACCTCTAAGGATCACCATGCTGGAAAAAGAACTTAGAGCCAACTGGGATAACGTCTTCTACCCGGAGCCTGAGCCGGAGGTCGAGACTTTTGGCGAGGAAGTGCAGGCCGTTGATGAGCCTGTGCTGCTGGCTGCTGGCCCGTCTGGCACTGTGTCTGATGCTGGCGCTGCTTTTGGCGTGTTCCCGCAGATGAAGCCTCGCAGGGCCGGTGCCAGCGAGGTCGGGGCTAATCTGCCACTGCTGGCGGCTGATGTGGCTGCCGGGGCTGGCAAGGGTCTTATCAGCGGCGGTGTCGGTCTTGCCGGTGATGTGCTGGCTATTGGCCGTGGTCTGTACGAGATCGGTCGGCGCGGTGGTGACCAAAGCGCACTGGACGCTTTCCTGCAAGGCATGGAAAAGGGCTTGATCCTGCCCACCTCTGACGATGTGGATAAATGGCTGACCAAGAACATCGGCCCGGTAATCCCTCCTGGAAGCCCAATTCAGAGCGCACGCGAGGGTGCTGCCGGTGTTGGCCGCTTTGCTGGCGAGGTGGTTGCCGATCCTATCGTGGCCATTAAGGCGACAAAAGCTGCTGTAAAAGGGGCTAAAAAGGTTGCGTCTAAAGCACGCTCCGCTACAATGCCGCAACCCCCTCTGGAGCCTCAGTAATGGCAGTCCGTCCCCTTGATCAGCGGCTGGATCAGCTCAATCAGGACGCTGCCGACCTGGAGCAACGGGTCGAGCTGGGCACCGCCCCGCAGAACGACCAGCTAGAAGCAGCCACCGTCCCCGAGATCCCGCCTGAAGTCCAAATGGCTGACGGCGTGCAGATCGCTGGTGGCCGCATGGAAGTCATTGGCGAGGTGCTGCGCCGCATCAAAGGCCAGGACATCCGGCCAGCTCCCGCACCGCTTACCCCCCAGGCTGCCAAGGCTCAGGAGATCACTGAGCTAGAAAAGGCTGCCGTCCAGACGGGCACCGGCACGCCACAAGCAGCCCGCCTTGCTGGACAAGTTGAGCAGGCCAAGGCTGTTGCTATTACGCCACAGCAGGTTGTTGCTGAGAAACCCGGCATGGCTGCCCGCACGGCTGAGAAGCCCCCAGAGACGGCATTCAATATGCCGCTTATGGACACCGATGAATCGGTCAAGCAGACCATGATGGTGCTGGCCGAGCGGGTGACCACCCAGCGCGGCACGTTCAAGAGCTGGGAAGAGGCAGCCGATGCTGCTGGCTTTGGCGCTAAGTTCGTTCAGGATGTGACCTCGGGTGCGCTCAAGGTCTCGCCTGAGAATGTGATCCTGGCGGGCAGGGCCCAGGTCGGGATCATGCAGCACCTGGACGGCCTGCTGACCAAGGTGGCTGATGGCTCGGCTACGCCAACGGAACTGGCCGAGGCTACCCAGGCAGTTGCTTTTAGCAACTACCTGCAGCAGAGCATTAAGAACTACCAGACCAATATTGCCCAGTCGCTGGCCGTGATGCGTATGCCTCGCGGCACTACCCAGGAAGTCATGCAGATCCTGGAGCAGTTTGGCAACCAGACTGATTTGACCAAGTTTGCCCAGGCATACCTGGATGTGAAGACTCCCGAGGGCAAGGCCGAGCTGATCAAGAGCATGGCTCAGGGCAATGTCTGGGAGAAGATGTTCACGGTCTATGTGAACGGCATTTTGTCGGGTTCTGGTTCGCACGTTAAAAACGCTTTATCTAATACGATTTTCCTTCTCCCTCGCGCAGCAGAACGTGCTGGGGCGGCTGCTTTAGGTGGTGTGCGTAGAGCTGTCGGCATTGGCGCTGACGATGTGTATGAATTTGCAGAAGTGCCTGCTATGCTGGTTGCGACACCGACTGCCATCCGTAATGGCTGGCAGCTCATGTCACACGCTTTTGTGAACGGTGTTCCTAAAGGCTGGACTGATCCTGGGAAAATTGCTCGCCAGCAAGCCCGGATGGATCTGTTTAACTACCGAGCAGATTCTCCATATGCGCTGGGCATCAAGGCACTAAACACAGTATTTACTCTTCCTGGCCGCGCCTTGATGACGGCAGACGAGTTTTTTAAAGGACTGAACTACACCTTTGAGTTGACGGCAGAAGCCACAAGAACAGGAATTGTGGCGTATGACGATGCCCTAAAGGCTGGAAAAACGGCGGCAGAAGCTGCGGTAGAACGTGCCAATGCTGTTGACCAGTTCATGCTCCAGCCTCCTGAACACATTCAGCAGCTTGCTGAGATTGGGACATTTACCCAGAAGCTAGAGGGGGCGATTGGCAAACTTCAGGCAGATGCGACTCCTAATACGCCAATGAAACTGGCGCTAAGGATGATCGTCCCGTTCATCTCTACCCCGGTGAACGTGATGAGCCAAGCTGTTCAACGCACGCCATTTGCTCCATTTACTTCAGGCTTCCGTCAGGCTGTCTCACAGGGTGGCAAAGAGGCAGACATGGCTTTAACCAAGGTCGGCCTTGGCGCTGCGGCCATGTATAGCTTTGCGGAAATGTCCAGTAGCAATATTTTTACTGGTTCTGGCCCCGGCGAGAAGGGCACCCGTGAGGCCATGATCCGTCAGGGCTGGCAGCCGTACAGCATCGTGCTGGATTTTGACGGCTCGGATGAAGAAGTGCGACAGGCACTGTCCAAGTTCCCGACCAATGTGCGCTTTGGCTCTGGCGACTACGCTGGCAAGGTGTTCCTGAGCTACCAGGGTCTTGAGCCTGTTGGCGCTTTGATCGCCATGGCCGCCGATTACACGGATTACGCCAGATACGAGCAGGACGATAGCCGTCTCAATGCTTACATTGGGGGAGCCATCTTCGGCCTGGGCAACTACATTCTGGAAAGCCCGTTCCTGCAGGGCATCGCTACCATGAACTCATTGCTTGGCGGGCAGTCTCCTAACAGCCGCCAGCAACTGATCAAGACCATCAACGGTCTGGCTGAGTTTGCAACTACCTCTGGTATCAAGGCGGTTCAGCCATTGAGCAGGGCTTTTACTTCGGTGAAAGAGCAAGTCGATCCCCTGCGCCGCGACTACCAGATGAACCCCAATGCGCCTGCTGGCCTCAAGGGTGTCATGGATGCGCTGAACAAGTGGAAGGCCAACACGCCTGGGCTATCAGAGGGACTGCCTCCGCTGCTCAACATCTGGAGCGAGCCCATTGAGCATGAGTACACATGGTCACCGCTGCGGATGAAAGAGGGCAAGATGCGGGAGGTTGACCAGGGGCTGATCCAGCTCAATGCCAACGTCTCCATGCCTGCCCGAAAGGTGAGTATGCCTGTGCAGGTGGGCAAGGAAGCCATCACGACTGACACGCAGCTTACGGCTGAAGAGTACAACGAGATGCTGCGGATCGCCAATGGCCCGCTCAAGCTGGAGACTGAAGTGCTGTCGGCACTGAAGCTGATCCAGCAGGGCAAGGGCGGTACATCCGTGTACACCAACCAGAACGTGGTGAGCAAGGTATTCGGTGATGTGTTTGAGGTTGCCCGCAAGATGCTGCTGGAAGACCCGACATACGGCCCAGCCATCAAAGAGCGCATCACAGAAAAAGCGAACAGACTTGCCGAGTTTGGCAAAGGAGCTAGATAAATGACTTACCCTATTTCCGACGTTTCTCGGCGTGTTGTTTACTCCGGCTCTGCAGGTGTAGGCCCGTACAACTTCACCTTTGAGATCCTGACCCAGACCGACATTGCGGTCTACAAGAACGCTGCTCTGCAGACGCTGACCACTAACTACACGGTCACGATCAACAGCAACGGCACCGGCAGCGTGACGCTGGTTTCGGCTGCCACGGGCGCGGACAACATTACCATTGTGGGTGATCGCGGCATCCAGCGCACCACGGACTTCGTGACGGGCGGTGACCTGTTTGCCAACACGCTGAACCAGGAACTGGACGCGCTGACCATCTACTCACAGCAGGTGGATGAGAAGGCAGAGCGCGGCCTCAAGGCCCCGGTGACTGACCCCACCGACATTGCCATGACGCTGCCCAGCAAGACGGCTCGGGCGAACAAGACTCTGGCATTCGACACCAACGGCAACCCCGTTACTGGCGAGGTGATCGGTGACAACCGTGGGAATTGGGCGGCTGCCACTTCGTACAACAAGCGCGATATTGTCAAGGACACCACCAACGGCAATATCTACTACGCCAATACCTCGCACGTTTCTACTGGCTCCCTGCCGATCAGCACCAACACTGACAGCGCAAAGTGGGATCTGATTGTTGACAACGCCAGTGCTGGTGCTGCACAGATTGCGGCAGAGGCTGCACAAGCCGCAGCAGAAACCGCAGAGGCCAATGCTGAAACGGCAGAGACCAACGCCGAGACTGCCGCTACCAATGCCGCCAGCTCCGCGTCTTCGGCCAGCACATCGGCATCTAACGCCTCAACGTCAGCTACTAACGCAGCCAGCTCGGCCTCCTCTGCAAGCTCCTCTGCCAGCACTGCCACCACCCAGGCGACCAACGCAAGTAATAGCGCGTCTGCTGCTGCCACCTCGGCCACCAATGCCAGCAACAGTGCAAGCGCAGCAAGCACATCCGAAACCAATGCTGCCTCCTCGGCCAGCGCGGCCTCGACCAGCGCCAGCAATGCCAGCACCTCGGCTACCAATGCGTCGAACTCTGCATCGGCTGCCAGCACCTCTGCGACCAATGCGGCCAGCAGCGCCACTGCTGCACAGACCGCACAGGCTGCTGCTGAAGCTGCGCTGGATTCGTTCACCGACACCTACCTCGGGGCCTTCAGCTCTGACCCGACGCTGGACAATGATGGCAACGCACTGAGTGCGGGCGACCTGTACTTCAACACGGTATCCAACCGCTTGAAGGTGTACAGCGGATCTGCCTGGGGCTTTGTCTCGGTTGACCCGGCCGTGGTGGTTGAGAAGACCAGCAACACCGGGTCTGGCAAGCTGCCAGTGGGCACCACCGCCGAGCGGGATGGCAGCCCTGCTGCTGGCTTCTTGCGCTTTAATAGCACTTTGGGCAAGCCCGAGATCTACAACGGCAGCGCCTGGGGATCTGTCGGTGGCGGTGCAACGGGCGGTGGATCTGATGCTGTGTTCATTGAAAACGATCAGACCGTGACAACGAACTACACCATTAGCGCAGGCAAGAACGCGGGCACGTTTGGCCCCATCACAATTAATAGTGGTGTGACTGTGACGGTTCCCTCTGGCTCCGTCTGGGCCGTGATCTAAGGAGTTTACAGATGTCTTTAATTTTGAGCGGCTCTGACGGCCTGTCTGATGTTGACGGCTCTGCTGCAACGCCAGCAATCCGTGGCACGGATTCCAACACCGGCATCTTCTTCCCCGCCGCTGACACCATCGCTTTTGCTGAAGGTGGTACGGAGGTCATGCGGATTGATAGCTCGGGGAACGTGGGGGTTGGGGTCACGCCGAGCGCGTGGGGAAGCGGCTTTAAAGCGCTGCAACTTGGTTTGGCCGGCAACTTTGGCGCTCAAACTGGGGCAAGAACGCTTGAGCTTGCTTGCAACGCCTACAACAACAGCGGCTGGAAATACCAAGCAACCGATAAAGCCACTTTGTACTACCAGTATGACGGTGGTCATTACTGGTCAAGCGCCGCATCAGGTACCGCAGGCAATGCGATTACGTTCACAGATGCTATGACGCTGGATGCCAGCGGGAACCTGCTGGTGGGGACGACGAGCGGTATTTCCTACGCAACAAGGTTAACCCTCTCTACCGATTCAGGAACAAACAAATGGGCCGTTGGCCCTTATGCAACTAGTTCTGCTTTTATTATTGCGGCGAACACAAGTTTTGGCGTGTATTTGCCAACAACTTCAGCAACATCATGGTCAAGTGCTTCTGATGAAAGACTAAAAGAAAATCTGGTTGAAATTACAGGGGCAGTTTCAAAAATCGCTAGTCTACGAGCGGTTACAGGAAACTATATTTCTGATGAAACTAAAACCGCTAAGCCATTTCTTATCGCGCAGGATGTTCAGTCAGTTTTGCCCGAGGCGGTGACAGTAATGCCTGACGGCGAACATTTAGGAATTTCATATACAGATGTAGTTCCACTTCTGGTTGCAGCCATTAAGGAACAGCAAGCCCTCATCACCTCCCTGACCGCCCGCATCGCCGCGCTTGAAGGAGCCGCACAATGAGCCAAGTAAAAATTTCGGGCAACGCCTCGGGCACGGGCATCTTCACGATTGCCTCGCCCAACGGCAACACGGATCGGACGCTGACGCTGCCGGATGCGACGACGACGGTGGTGGGAACGGATGCCACTCAAACCCTCACCAACAAAACGCTGAGTACCGGTTTGGTGATGGGGGTGAGCACCATTACTTCCGGCACCGCTGTCGCGTCTACCTCGGGTACCAGCATCGACTTCACCAGCATCCCGTCTTGGGCCAAGCGCATCACTGTGGCAATGCAGACCGTTAGCACCAACGGTTCATCCAATTATTTGCTACGGATAGGGAATTCGTCCGTCACGACCTCTGGTTACGCTTCGGTGATGAACTATGTGAACCCCGGCGCGAACTCCTGTAC